AATCGGAATATTGCCGAAGCGTCGTCACCATCGCCGCTTCATTCGCAGAGCTTGGGATCGGCCACCAAATCAGATCATACCCGCTCAGAGCATTGGGAGCCTGGGCCGCAGTCTCGGAGATCACCGTCACGGAATGACCCGCCGTCGTCAAGGCACTGACTTCCCCAGCGATCTCGCTAGAATACTCAGTCACCGCGACAATAGAAGCCATCAGCGAAGAGACTCCTGCCAGGTGCGGATCTTCTCTTCGATCCCGTGGTGAGAAATGCGCTCAGGAGATCCAGCAATCCGGTATGCCACCATGTCCTGACCGATGACCATGATGGATTCCTGAGACTTAGCTAACGTGCCAGGAAGGATGCCCTGACTAAATGCTCGCCCCTGCGAACGGTAGAACGGTTGATCCCCGTCCCCCGAAGCATACCACGCCTCCGTACTGGACTGCCCGAGCAACCAAAACTGATCGCCCACCGTAACGACGTTTACGATGTAATCCGGCTCGCTCTCCGCACTGGCGAAGTCGAGTGGATCAATGTCCACCTCACCCGGCCGAATCCAGAAAAACCTCCTAGAATCACCCTCAACGCAAATCACATGACTGGCAAGCGTTGCAAGATCGGACGCCGCGAAACCATCCGGAACGGTGCATGATTTCAACTCATGATCGCCGCCGTCCGCTAGGGTTCCCGCGCCCCACGCCAATGCGGAGCTGGTCGTGGTCGTAACGATGGAATCTTCACTGGAGCCACCTACGAGAGCCTTGACCGTAAACCCGGTGGCGGAGAGGCCCAGAGCCCGAACTTCAGGATGCTTCTCCGTCCCGGTGCTATAATTCGTGCCCTCCGTCCCTGTGGTGTTGATCGCATTGTACAGATTCTCCAAACACTCCTCATCATCAGCCCCGAGATCCACCAGCCACGGCGTCCCCGCCGTTCCGTCCGGCGTCCCCGTGTCCACGTCCCCATCCGTCCAGGCATAGTAGATATCCCCGATCCGCACCACGTCCGTCGTAACGATCCCTCCACCCCCGCTGATCGAAAGATCCCCCGAAGAGTGCCCTTCTCCCTCGTAATACTGGAGCGTAAGGCCATCCGTGATGAACACGGCGTCCCAGCCGATGAGGGATACGCCCGTCATAATTGGGTACCCATCTCCCAGCACGTCGCCCGTGATCTCCGTAGGAGCGTCAGTCCCGTTGTAGCGATAGAGCGTGGTTCCCGAGACGATGAAAAGATCACCGTCATGCACCCCGGGCTGGGCGTACAGCGTCCGGATTGGTCCGTCTCCGACCTGGAGAAACACCTTCGTCCCTGGACGAGAGAGCAGGGACACGTTCTCCGCGCCCACCGGGTTATGCTCGAAGAACCGATTTTCCATCCGGATCTCCGGCAATCTCCCATAGGGTCTGCTGTACGCTCCAACACCGAGGGGCAATTTCGGCATGATCTCAAATCTCCCGGAACATCTGCCGCATCTCCACACTCGACGGCATATTTTCCGACTGCTTATACCGCTTCTTACAGCGCTGGAGCATGTCGGCGTAACGCTCCGCGATCACCTGATCCACCTGAGTCCCGAACCTCGGAGAAAGCCGCATAGCCAGACCACAGACGAAGAGATCGTCAAACTCAGGCGGGAGTGGCATGGTATCCGTCGAAGCCAGGGCTGGATCCAAGTATTTCCACGTCCCGAGATCAGAACGGTATAGCCACTGCTGGCCGTGGAACGTGACGGGCGTAACAGCGTCCAGATCCGTCACGATGGATGCAGCCGCCGAGCCCGACATATCTTCGATGAGACGCCCGTTACCGTCCAGCGTGAGATCCGCCGTGACGGTGGACCCCATGTCTGCGTAGGCGATCCGCGCTCCATCCCGAGGAGTGGCAGGGAGATAAAGTGTCTTGGATGCCGTGATCTTCACCACCAACCTCACGTTGGCCGGCGGATAGATGTACGACGTGGCGGAAGTCGAACCGTCACCTGTAGGTGTCAGTGGGTAGCGGGTTGGCGCTACCGGATCCAAAGTGGTGGGAACATACCACTCACGGTACTGCTCCCCCAACTCAAAGCCAAGAATGGTGGAAATGAGGTTCCTGAGACGGGGCATGGCCTCGGCCAACTCCTCTGTAGTCGTTGACTCGCCCGTAGCGATGAAGTTCCCCTCTCGGAACGCCTGGACAACGATCTCTGATAGCAGCGTGTCAGCCATGTCCGTTTACCCCTGTTCCGGCGCCGCTTAGGGCACCGTTAATATTACTCCTCTGCATCCAGGCCGAGGATTTTCCTCGCCAAATCCGCCTTCGGGCCGTCTGGAGTCATCTTCAGGTACTTTTCCGGATCCGTCTTGAGCGGCCACTCCTCCTGAGAATCTCCCTCGCCAAGCCCCTGTTCCCCGTCAACGGAAGGCGTGGGGCCTTCTGCGCCCCACTCTTTCTCGCGAGCCTTCCCGGGACTGTCCACCCAACCCTCCGGAATTTCATCGCCTTCCTGGAAAATGGCAGCTTGGCCGTCAGGTCCGTAGCGCCAAGATGGCCAGTGATTGTCTTCCCTACTCACAATGTCCTCCCATCTGAGTGAAAAGCGGCCCGGCTGTCACCAACCGAGCCGCTTTGCCCCGCGTCATGAGCCCGCCTTCACGCTACCGCGCTTAGGACGATGCTCCTGCGAACCTCACCCCCAGCATGGGATCCACGCATTTGGCGCCGTAGATCATGTCCCACCTGTGGATATGCGCACCAGTGGAGATGTCCGATCCCCTCCAGTAGCGAATGCTGATCCCGGTATCCGGGTCCTGAGCGAAACTTGACGTGTCGCTCATGGGCGTCTCCAGCCTGGCGCTGACGAGCTGGATACACTGCTTGTGGAACGCAGCCCGAACCAGATCCGAAGTAGAAGCCACGTCCTGAAACTCCACAGCAGCTCCATCGGCCGGAACAGCACTGCACGTCGCGAACGGCGTGTTGGCCGAAACTCCAGCATCAGCAACGATGATGTGGGGGAAGAACTTCATCGTGCCCGCGCCCGTCCCGTCCAGAGTCAGATCCTCCATCACCGTGAACTGACGCAGATAGGACAGCGTGTCGCCGGAACGAGAGTTCACGGCGTATACGTCTGCGAGTGTGAAAATCTCACCCTTCTCGATGGTGGCTCCAGCCGCTCCATCTTCGATGTCGATGGAAGAGTAATCCAGATCCTTCACATCCACGTAATCTACGTCCTGGTTCGCGCCGTCCACCGTGATGGTGGCCGTGTTCACGCGGGTACCCGGAGTGAGGGTGCGGACATGCTGGGTGGCATAGAGATCCACCTCGGACAGCACGGGGATCTTGACCTTCTGAAGCGCGTCCTTGTTCACGCCGTCGATGTTGCCGGCGAGCAGGGAGCCGCGAATCAACTCCCCATCCTCGAAGGTACACACGGCGCTGAGGTCCATGTTCGGGACACTCTGATCCATGAGCCGCGTGTGAGCCTTGTTGAACTGGGCCGGAGTCTTGACCGTCTGGCCCACCGTCCCGACGAAAGACGGAATGTCCTGAAGCTTGGAGTGGAGGTAGAGATCCACGTCGTGAGCGAGCGTCGAAGCCGCGCTCTTCATCGTCTCGCTCCGCATGAGCTGGTTCCAGCTCTGCACGGACTCCAGGTCCCCGACGCTGATATGGACATTCCGGTACCGATCCACAGAAAGCGAAGTGGAGCCGGTCACGATGTCCTGGGCCTGGAGGGTGGCACCTGACTTGGCGACGAACCGAGGCGGGCGCTTCGTATAAATCTGAAGGCCATTCTGGTCAGTCACCTTGTCTTTGTACTTCCCATCGACCAGCCGCCCCATGACGAGTTGGTTTTTGAGAAGCATGAGCATGACATTCGCATACTCTTTGGCGTTGAGAAACGCATTGGCCATGGTTACATCTCCTGTCTGGCACGCCGCTCAAAGGCGGCAAAGTCATCCGAGTCGGCAGAAGGTAGAAATTTACCGTCAGCACCTCGGGCCGGCGTAACCGGCGGTGGTGCCTTCGGTGGCTTCGCCTCAGACTTTACGGGTGCGGCAGTCCGAGCAGCCGAAAATTTCGCTTCCATCTTCCCGAAGTAACGCGCCTGGTCTACAGGAGACTGGCGAGAGACATCCAGCGCCTCATCGGGATTCGACGCTAGATGATATGCAATATCGTCACCGACCTCCGAATCCACAAGCATTTTCCCCATCACTTCTGACAGCGCCCACTTCCCTTCCTCAGCACCCATCACCACAACCTCGTGAAAATCCTCGTGCTTCTCAGTCCCTGACGGAATGATCTTGTTCTGGAATTTGTCCTGAATATCCCGGTACTCCCGCTCCACCGCATCCTGCGTTTCCCGTTCCTTGGTGAGCCGAGTGAACTCCCGCTCCGTTTCGTACTTCGTGATGGCCCGAATATACGCAGGATCCAACTCTCCATACGTGTAGTCGTCGGGCTTGGGAGCGCCGTCGCCCTCCTCCGCTTCGCCCTCCTTGGGAGCGACAGTCTCCGGTTCCGGGGGCTCATATTTCGACCGCAGCTCTTCGAGTTCAGCCTTCGTCGCAGCAGCCTCGCGCTCCGCTTCGCGGCGGAGGCGCGTCAGTTCATTGATCCTCTCCTGGGCGGTACGTTTCGATTTTGAGCGATTTTCGTCATCATCCGCACCCTCATCCCCGTCGTTGTCGTCAGCGCCCTCTTCTGCCTCAGCCTCCGCATCCTCCCCGCCGCTCTCCTCCGCAGCGCCCATCGCCTCACGCACAGGGACCGGAGCGGTGGGCTCGTCCTCCACTCGCTCCCCACGGTCAAACGCTTCGCTTTGAATGCCCTGAAAAGGATCTTCCTGAACACCTTCGGCTCCCTGCGAAGTTTCCTGCGCTTCAGTCGTCATTGGTCCCTGGCCCTTGATTGCGCCGTTTCCGGCGACGGAGTAAGTTGCTCGGCCATTTTCATAGCCGTTTCGACCTGTCCAGTTTCAATCTCAGAGATGTTTTTCGCAGCCTGAGATTCCGCCTGCTTCGCTCGGGCTTCCGCCTCAATGGCGCGTGCCTCTGCTTCTCTGGCCTGCGCCTTTTTGTACTCAAGATCCGCCTGTTTGCTGGCCATCTCCATCTGGAGCATCTGCGTCTCAACCTGCTGCTTCTGTTGAGCCGCTTGGGCCTGAGCCTGCATGGCCTGTTGTTCCTCTTCGTCCATGTCCTCCGCACCCAGCATGGCAGGCGGAAGCTGCGACCGGATACGCTTGGCGATCTGGTCTGCACCGGGCCAATCCTGCGCTTCCACGATCTTATCCGCAGCGATGGCCATGGTCTGTGGCATGGCGTTCACCATGGCCATCATCTCTTCCCGGGCCTCCACGCGGCGTGTGGTGTAGCTTGGTCCCGTCGTAGTACTGACGGAATACTTCCCAAGCGTAATGTCGATGCTCGACGGATCCGTCTCATCGTTGATGACAACGTGTTTTTCCGTCACCATATCGGGTCCGAGAGTCTTCACCAGGCGCGGCGTGTCGTAGACGAACGGAATCAACTGGTTGATGACTTTTCCCGCCTCTTCGATAGCCATGTTAAGGTTATCCGGATAGATCACATGGCCGACCTCACCCACCCGCTGCCGGGCCATGATGGCTTTTCCACTCACCTCGTTGGACTGCATACCGAGGTACGCCTCGTGGATGTTCGAAATATCCCGAATATCCTGTGACGCCACGCCGGCTTCGTTGATAAGCGCCGGCTCCAACTGATTCGGCGGTACGGGGATAGGTGGCGTCCCAGACTCCGCATTGTAGATCAACAGTGGATCGTCTGATAAATGAGATTTCCGCCACTCATCCTCCCGGCCCTCCACCGCCGCGCTGGACGCAATCCACTTCGCCTTGGGCGAGCCCACCAACTTTTCCGCGATGGTGCTGCGCCAGTAGTTGTGGAGCTTCTGCGGATCCCGGAGAAACCGGATCATGCCCCAACGGAACCGATCCCCCTCCACGAACACTTCCCACCCGGGCACCTTGAACACCGGCACCCGCTGAACAGGGAGATCGTAGGGGCCAGCGAGAATGTCCGAAGACGAGCAGAGATACATCTGAGCGTAGCGTCGCTGCACCTCCCGGATCATGAACTCCCCGCTTGGATCCACCACCAACTCATCCATCCACATCCCAGCCGGGAAATCCGTGATGTCTTTCACGTCTCCGTCTTTGAACAGCCCAACTTCTCGGGCCACACTCCGCATCCGCCAGAAACTCACCACCTGTACGGTGTCCGACGTATCCCACCCAAGGCCCCGAACCTCTTGATCCAATCCCGCGAAATCCGAGCACTGAGCGTCAGGATACCGCTTCTCGAAATCTTTCCGTGGCAACCGATCCGTCACGAACACATGGCGGGCATCCGCTCCCGTAGGCTCCATGCTGAGCCGGTCCCAGACCACAGAAAGCGGGTTGGGGATGGCGGCGATCCGAATGTCCTGCTCGAACACGTCGTCATGTGCATAATCGAGATGCACCTGGAAGTTACCGAGCCCCCCGATCACCTGTTGCTCGAAGGCTTTGTCAAAGACGTACTGCGCTCGGCACACCTTCTGGATGCTCCGGATCAGCCCTTCCCGAATTTTCGCAATGGCCTTGGTTCCCCCGGAATCGGGGATGATCTTGATGCCCGTATCGTTCAGCCTCCGATTCCCGATCAACTGCGCCACGTAGGCCGGCAGACGGTTGAGCGTCAGCGTTGGCTTATACGCACGGTCCCTCGCCTCCCGGATCTGCGAGTCCCACTGCTGTCCCGCGACGAACCGCGAGTCCTCCACCATCTCCCGGCGGTTGTCCTTGTCGGCCTCTCGATCCTGGTCGTTCGTCTTTCGAACGTAGGCCAGGAACTCGTACTCACTCTCGAAATCGTCGGGGGGTTTGGGCTTACGCTTGCGTCCAGACTTAACCGCGTCTTCCCGAGCCTCAGCGGAGGGACCTACGACGGATGGCGCTGCCATCTCCACGGAATCAGCCATTTACACACCCATCCATGAATTGCCCCCGGCAAGGGGTACGCCCAGTGGCCGGGTATCCGGGGGTCGTTGGTCCTTGGTCGTCACTGCATTTTGCCTAGCCTGGGCTCTCTGGTGTGCGTTGGACGCTGCACTGGGGATAATTCGCTCCAACTCAGCAAATGTCAAGATCACAGCATCCCAGAGATCCGGGCTCCGGACGCCACGCTTACGCATTTCTTCCTTGGACTCGATCAAAAAGTCCCCTGAGATCAACGGCTTGATTTTCGGCGCCGTCGCATCCGCTTGAAGCATCTCATCGTCCGGCAGGCTCACCCCGTCCTCGTCCGTCAGCCACTCCCGGCTCCGGTCCCACATCTCCGCCCTGCGATTTTTCGGACCCGGCACCTTGGGACGCGCCATTTTCGTCTGTGACGGACTGCCGAAATTCACACCCCGCACGAAATCCGCGTATTTCCGCCCATCCGCTGCCTTAGCTCCATTCGCCTTGAGCACGCTCACAATGGCGTGGCCGATCCCCCCGAGGTCCACCTGCACCCGGTCCGGCACTTCGTCGTCAATCACAGCCCGGAGCCACTCCACAGCCTCCAACGTCTCCGGTACCTGCCGATACTTTGTCCACAGCAGCTTCGGCCCTTGGCGAAGCGCCATCGCGAACCGATCCTTCCCCGGCCCGGACGGGTCCACCCCGAGTATCCGGGGCCCCGCGCCCTCAATCCCCTCCCGTTTCCTCGCCCGGAGCACCTGGACAGGCAGAATAAACGCTTTCTCAATGTCAGCGCTCTGAAACGCCATCTCCTGCGTGGCCGGGTACTCCTGGTCGAACAACTGCACGCTCCGAAGCTCCGCTACCTTCGCCCGCCGCCACGCCATCCGCTCCGCACTCAACCCGAATAGTTTCGCGTACTCCCGCTCACTGATCCCCGTATCTCCCGGCTCGTCTGACAGCTCAAACCCCGGCGGGGGTATCCGAACGTACTCTTCCTGCCAGAACCAAGGCACAAAAATCGGGATGTAATCGCTCTTATCGGCCAGGGCATCCTGCCACCGCTCATAAAACTCCCCGCTGGCCCCGTTGCCCGTAGACTCCAGCAATATCTCCGTCCCGGCCATGTCGGGAACGGTCTGCACGCTGGCTGCGAAGTGATCTCTGGCGTTGGCCCAGAACGCCGCCTCCGATCCATGGAACAGCGTGATCGTGCGACTCCGCCCCCCGGCTTTCTGCCCCGCCGTCGCCACGACGTAACTGGAGTCCAGCCGGTCGAACTCCAACTCCTTCACGTTGCTGATCCCGGTGCTCGGCGCCAGCGGGTTATTGATCTGGAACCGATCCACCATCTTGAACAAATTATCCGACGCCGACTGCTCATGCGCGAGGATATAGACCCCCACGCCCCGGAACAACGCCGCCCGGTGGTAGAACCGCATGGCGACGTAAGTACTGACCCCCTGCTGACGCCCTTTCAGGATCAACGCCCTCACCTTGCCGATTTTTTGCTTCTGCTCCTCGATCCTCGCGTGGACGTATTGCTGCGCGGAGTTGAATCCCGGCATGAGCCGCACGCTGCCCGTTTTGTCCCGAATCGTCAGGCAATCCTTGGCGTAATGCTCCAGGTTTTCGCGGTACCGATGTAGCCGCTGAAGCATCTCCAGGTCTTTGTGGGACTGGCCGGACTGAGTAGTGGAGACGTGGGCCATGGTGGGGGTCAGTCCTCCACCTCGTACTCCGCCTCTATGGGCTCAGGGCTTGGTCCTGGGAACACGGGACGGGAGTGCTGATTGGACAGTTTGTCCAGTTTCGCGAGCATGTCTTCCACGCCCTGCGAAGCGTTTACATCGACTTCTTTGGTGATGACTTTCGAGTAAAGCCGGGTGTAGAACTCCCCGGGATTGTCGTTTGCCCACGATGCCATCCGCTCCACACCGCCGATCATCTCAAACGCCACCAGGACGCATTCCCGGGCGTAGCGGCCGGCGTGCGGGATCACACGGCCTTCCGCGTCCCCGTAGGGGAGGCTGACCATGGGCTTGGCTTCTGGGTTGGCTGGCGTGTCCATGCTGGAATATGGGGTGGGTTCAGTGAAGTGGTCAAGTACGGCGTTTCTGGGAGTGTGGGTGGTTGCGCGGCTGAAAAGATATGAGACAATGTGCGTTTGATGGGGAAATTTGGTATTTGGTACTTGGGGCGTGGATACAGAACATTCCACCCCACCCCACGAACCACCCCCCACCCCCTAGGCAATCCAGCCACGAAGTAACGAAGTACAGAAACCAAGGAGCCTACGGCACTGTCAGTTGAACGGCGGAGCGGATAAGCTACGCGCTTCGGCCTGAGGGCTGAGGGCCGGGAGCCGTGGAGCCGTGGAGC